ACATAACAAAATCAGGCTCAACACGCTCAACTCTTAACCACTTATTAGTTGATACAGGTGTTTCTTGTGCTGGACCACCACTGACAAAACCCAAATTATTGGTTTCAAAGTAACTTGGTATTGCAAGTACTTGACCGCCTTTGATTGCATCAACACCAATTTCATGTTGATACAAAGAAACAAATGTCATTGTTGAATTAACAACCAGTCTAAACCCAGAACCAACAGGCAATACTGCACTTAATGTATCGCCAACAGTGTAGTTTATTCCACGGTTATTAATGACTACGGCAGTGACCACTCCACCAGCAACAGTAATAGTTGCTGTAGCACCAGTGCCAGTACCGCCAGTAAGAGAATAATACGAATATGTTCCATTTGTATAAGAACTTCCTGGTGCTCCTATGGTCACCAAATTAACTCCACCACTTGCATTGACTTGCCAATCGGCATTGATTGGATAGTGAAAAACCTGGGAAAAATAACCTGCACTGCGCCTAGCACCCGCGGCAAAACCAGCGTCATACCAGGTACCTTCACGAACATTATAAATAATTGCGTTATTGCATTCTGTGCTTGAACCGTTTGGATAGAACCACCAAATTTCACCAAACCGAGTTACTTTTGTTGCGTATACTTTTTGACGTTGTGCATAATTCAAATTGTCAAAAAAGTAATTTTGATTTAATCCATTTGGAATTTCTTTGACAACACCGTTATATAGCAAAAATCTGTCTACACCGCACCAGTAAAAAATACCATCATATTCAATAACAGATTGTGATGAAAGTATTGATGACTGACTTGTAATCGTGTCATACCGCCAGTAGAACGTACTAGAAGTATTTCCAACCGTAGTTGTTGTTGGAGTGAAAGACACACGTATAACGCTGTCTAAGCTCCAAAATAATCCTGCTGGTGAATTAGTACCACCACGGATTGGATAACCCTGGACAATCTTTCCTGTAGCTACATTTGTAGCATTGGCTGTAGCTGATACCCAATCATTGACATTACCAGCACCAGAATTTTGAATCAATCCATTATTTCCATAAACAAAAACGTATGGAAAAAGAACGATCACACCACCAGAAACTGAGATGTTGTTGTCAAATGTTGCTGTAATTGGAGTGTTTACAACAAAAGCCAGTCCAGTTGTTGTGCCTGCTGTGGTAGTTATTGCCGTACCGCTATAACTACCAGATAGCGTAAATGTAGTAGTTCCGTTGGTAGCTATGATGTAGTAGGTACCTGCTGTTATACCTGTTTCTGTACCAGAATTTGTACCAGTCACAAAAACAGACTGGCCAACAGTTAACGTAGTTGCTGTACATGAGCATTGTCCCGCTGTACCAGTTACTGCAACAGTGGATAAAGTTGTTCCTGTAGTGGCTGTAGCGGCGGCTGATAAGGTCAACGTATTGGCCACAACCCCAGTAACCGTGGTTCCAGATGGAATACCAGTTCCAGTAATTGTTTGGCCAGCGCCAACAATAAATTGATTGGTGAAAGGGTAATTTAATGTTGCGGTGACTGAGCCGTTTGTGGTATTCACAGCTTGGGTAAAAACACCAACTTTTGATGCTGTTGTACCCGTTAATGCACCAGCCAAAACAGGCGTATTTGTTGTGCTATCAATTGCCGCTAAATTTTGACCTGGATGGGCCAAAAGCAAATTGTTTCCTGAACCCGAAGAGTCAAAGAAATTATCAAACTGCCACACATTAAGAGATGATGCAGTGAAATTGGATAAGGTGAAATCACTTATACCACCACCAGTTCCACTGCTGTTTATAGGAATTACTTGTAAACCGTCAGAATATCCACTATATACGTTAGTAAAACCATTTTGGGGGCTTACATAGATACCCCTGGATGGTCCTGCCAGGCTAGGTGTTATTTCAGTGTAACCAAATATTTTACGGGGCCTGCCACGTTGAAACCTTACCCATAGACCATCGGTATAAAAAGGATTGTCAAAGACTGTTCCGTCCCTTTGTATTCCAGCCTTGGTATCTAATTGAAATACTTGTTTGGTCATTAGAATGTTCCACCAGAAATACCTGTAGTAAATGTGCCTGAACCAGTTACCGTCTGACCAGTTGCGCTTACGTCAACAACCAAAGAACCAAGAACAGTGATACCAAATCTGCCTGTACCAGGACGATAGATACCCGTTGATGTTTCAGCGCTGAAGTTCAATGTTGGATTTGATTGTGAACCACTGGCAATACTCAATGCTGTTGCCCCAGCCTGCGTTGTGTTGGCATTAAAAAAGTTTTGGCCATCACAAATTAATGTAGCTTGCCCTCCAGAGGGAATGGTAGCGGTTGCTTTTCCAGCAATATTTGTTGTTGCTGTTAATGTAAAACTGCCCGATGTTTGATTGCTGATTACATACAAGTTAGCAACAGGGGGGAAGATAATTGTTTGATTGGATAAAAGAGTTCCTGAATATTCTTGAATGGTATTTGAGGCTTGACTTGCAGTTAATGTGTATGACCCACCAGTTAACGTCAATGTCAAAACAGAATAAACAAACGTAGAGCTTGTACCATAACCAACAGTTACATATCCAGTTCCTGTACACACAATAAATGCAGAATTACCAGGCTGGAATGTTTTTGAAGTACCACTGTCAATTAGGTCCGATCCACTACACGCTATGTCAACGGTACCTGTCCCATTGTTTTTAAACAAAAAGAACCAATTTGAACCCAAAGTATTTGCTAGTGGCAAAGTAACAGTTGTCGTTCCACCAGTCCATACATAAATTGATGCTTGGTCAGCCGCTAAAAACGTGTACCCAGCAATTAATGAATTGACTGTATATGCTTGGTTTAAAGTGGCTGAAAGTGCCTCTAAACCATACCCAGCAAGCGTTGAGGCCGTCCCGCTAGATGTACCTGTACCAAAGGCTAAAACGCCCCAGGTACCGCCTTGGGTAGCATTGCTGGTCAAATAAATATACTGAGCAGAACTAGCTGGAACAGAAACAATTGTGTTTCCAGAATAACCTTTGACTGTAAAAGCAACTGACCCTGTATTGCGAATCATTGCATCTTGGCCAACTGATACCTGAGTGGCGTCAGGCATATACAAGGACAATCCAGCCGTTGTAAAGCTTACGTCCATAATCCTGGCCGTAGGGTTACCCGTTGTGCCATTGATTGGCCAAAACAGCGTTAAATTTGCCGTCTGATTGAGATAAGCCTCATAGCTTACGTCAGTAGGTTGAATTGTGTTGCCCGTAAAGGGTGAGGTATAAGTTGTCATGCATCCACCACTACGGCTTGACGATCACCAACCCGCAACCTGTCCTCTGTTGTCAGAGTTTGCATGATTAGATCGTATTGTTGTTGGAAAATAGGTCCACGCTCGTCATTCTTCAAAAACGGCATTGCCTGGAGTAGCGAGCCAAACAATAAAGCCTGGGGGGCATATTGTGTAAACCAATTGGTTTGGTTGTAAGAATCAAGTGGCTGAACGCGCTGGTAATACAAAACTTCAAATGAATAGTTTTGATCTGGTGTCGGCGCCACCAACCAGTTATCGTAGTCATAATCAGCGTAATAAAGCGGTTGTGCAGTATTTGATTGAATAGGCCAATACTCTTTTAAATACTCATACTTTCTAAGCAATACTGGATTGTCTGTGTTTGTCGATGCAACCGTGAGGTTCATAGAAACTGTTTTATGCCAACGGGCTGGCTTGGGAATAATATTGCTACCCGCCACCATTGTTGATTCTTGGACCGTTAAATTGCCCAAAAACTTGATTTGGCTGGCAATCACCTGCTCCGCCAACATAATAAAAAGGGGAATATTTTCTATTGTGGTGGCGTCGGTACGCTCCAGGTAAACCTGGACATTGTTGACTAAGGAGTCATATGTCATTACCGATGTTGACGTTGCCATAATAATTCCCTATGCGTAAGCTCTTGTGCCCATTTTATCAATGATAAGAGCCTGCCGTCTAGGCTTTTCGCCTTCATGGTTTGTTATAGAAAGATGGGTCCACCTGTCAAATTCTCTTATGCACTGGTCATAAGGCAAATCACTTGAAATAATAGCTTGGACCACCTCATTTGGTGTCATGCCTGGCACACGCAAGTCAGCCGCACAGCCAACCCTATGTTGAGACGTGGGAGCTGACCCCACTGCCTGATTTACTTGGGCTGACCGAAACGCGCTGTTAACCATGACAGGCTTGCCGCCCAATAGCTCTTTAACTTGCTCCAAAAAGTTTGCAAGGCGGACAAGATTTGCTCTTTCAAGTTCATTAGGTTCATTGTCAAACTCCCTATGTTCAGTGATTGTTAACTCTTCAAGAGTGAAATGTGGGCTAAGTTGTGTCATTTTGTGGGTGTGCTTTTATGTAGTAAATCATCTTTTGCCTGTGAACCAGCAGAAGACCCAAAATAGAACGCAATGATCCCCGTCCAAGCCGTGCCTAAACTCCCAAGCATCAGCATCAAAGCCTCACTTGT